TCATGATGACGAAAGATAGACTGCGCCAGCTGACCGGAGATGAGCGCCTGGGCCAGATGCGGGAATCCGAATATCTTGGAGCCGAAGACATCGATGACGGTGTGGAGCCGGTACTCACGATTGCCGGCCTCTGGTATGGATCCGTGACGCTCCAGCGTGGAAAAGAGAACAAGGACGTGCTTTCCTTCAAGGAAGAACGTGTGCCGGGCATTATGCAGGTCCGGCCGCTGATTGTCAATTCAACGAACAGAAAAACACTTCGGAAGCTGTTTGGTGATGCTAAGGCCAGCACGTTGGTCGGTAAGCAGATCCAGCTCTATGTGGACCACAATGTCCGGGACCCGCAGGATGGCGGTATGACTGACGGCATCCGCATCCGGCCCTATAAGCCCCGCGTGCAGAAGCAGAAGCAGGAGCCGGTACCGCCCTGCACCGATTGTAAGCAGCCTATTAAGCCGGCTATGGGGAAAGATGCCAACTGGGTGGCGGCCTATACCGTCAAGCATTACGGTGTCCCCCTCTGCGCGGCTTGTGCCCAAAAGCGCAAGGTTGCGGCAACCGCTGCGGAAACGCAGCAGGAGACCGAAAATGCTGCAGAAATGCAGCATGAAGAGCTTGAACCGGAAAATGCCGCAGTCGATCCGGAGACCGGGGAGGTGCTGTGATGCCCCTACCTGTTGTTACGGCTGAGAATTATTACTCGCCTGAAATGAACATGGCCTATATGGGTTCCACCCAGTTTAAGGCTTTCGAGAAATGTGAAGCGGCGGCGCTGGCGGAGCTGAAGGGGGAGTACCATCCCCCTTCCTCCACAGTCCTTCTGGTCGGCGGCTACATTGACGCATGGTTTTCTGGTGAGCTGCCTCTTTATCAGGCACAGCACCCGGAGATCTTCAAGCGGGACGGTACCTTGAAGGCTGAATATCTCCGGGCTACCGAGGTAGTTGCGCGTATGCAGTCGGATGAGCTCTATATGCTCCTGATGTCCGGCAAGAAACAGGTCATTCGGACCGGCTTTATCGCAGGCATTCCCTTCAAAATTAAGATTGACAGTCTGCTGGACGCGGATACCTGCCGGAAAATCGTGGAGAAGTATCCTCGCACCGCAGCTGCATTAGGCTTCTGCGACGGTGCCATTGTAGATCAGAAGGCTATGCGGGACCTTGCGGAAGTGTGGTCAGCGGAAGATCATTGTAAGCTCCCGTTTGTTGAATTCTATGGCTATGACATCCAAGGCGCTATCTATCAGGCCATTGAGGGCAATATGCTGCCGTTCGTTCTGGCAGTTGGCACAAAGGAAGAATCCCCTGATCTGGAGGCCCTTTACATCGCAGACGAGGACTTGGCTGCCAAGCTGGCTGAAGTGGAGGACCGGGCGCCGCGATACCAGGCAATCAAGGAAGGTCGCATTCAAC